GTGAGACTGGGATTTCCCCACTCCAGACGGGTGAACATAAGGGGCGGCACCTCAGTGCTTGGGAAGAATAGGCCACCCTTCTCGAACAAGTCTTCGTCGGTGATGACCAGCAGTGGATTGCGATTGAGAAAGAAGAGCTCATCAATTCCGTAGACTTTGGCACCAACGGCCATGACGGCCTGCCAAAACTTGACTTCCGAATGGTACGCACCGCCACGGAGTATGCTCGCGCCACCATAAGCCGGGCAGAACACGTCAGGGGCCGAAATGAAAGGGGATCGGTAGAAATCATACAGTTCACATAATCTCAGGGCCCCGCCTTTTGGAGCGCATAGGTTGGTGACGACGTACTGAAAGCGTGGGCTTCCATGAAAAGCAGGGGTGAATCGACAATGGGTTAAGAAGCGCTCGTAGCCGAAGCTGATAGGTAAGTAGACCACTGTCCACGCTGAATCTGCCCAGCAGATGTCATCTTGCCAAGGCACCGAGTCTTCTATTTGTTCAAGCTCCAGCTCCACAGGGAGGCCAAAATGTCTTAAGGCGCCCCGGATCACCTCGGCTTCCTGGTAAGTGATGAGATCTGGCCCTTGCCCCGGGTAGGCCCCTGTCCAACCGACCCCTTGCACGACCACAACCGCTCCAGGGCTCCAGACATGGTCCCCTGGCGAGAAGAGGAAGGCACCGCAAGAGCAAATTGTCCCGGCGGATTCGTCAGGCCCACTTTCCCCAACTGCGCACAGAGTCTGGCAGGCACGGCAAAATACGAACCCGTCGGGTTCCACGCTGCGGGCCGGCTCGCGCCTGCACCGGCAGGACCTGTCGGGGCCGACACGAGGGCGATCTCCGGCAGCAAAGAATAGACCATACTTACAGCCTGGTAGGAGGGAAGTCGGGGATTGTTTCAGCAATGGGTGGCTGGCGCAATTTCCTGACATGACGAGTACTTTCCCCGGATCCATCCAGAAAACCTGTTCGAAGCGCTCCACTCCAAGCCTTGCGGAGCGTAATAGGGCCTCAGTTTGGATGTCGATTGCTTGATCTTGAGCGGCAGCGAGTTCGTACTCACAACAGGCCTGGACGATGCTTTCGTTCAGGCTAGCGTATTCGAGTGAGCCTTGACGGCGACCGGTTGCATCTCGTGGGTCCTGAAAATGAGGGGGCTGCATGGGGTCCATGAAAGTGGTGCCGCCAGAGACGACCCAATCCGGGACCTTGTCCCAGGAATGCTGGATCGGCAGTTGTCTTCGGCCGTTCTCGTTGTCACATGGGGCACCGATCACCAGGCCTGGTGCGCCGATGCGAGCCCCAAGGTAGCACCAGTAAGACCACGACCACCAATCCAGCCGGCCCGCCCTATCGACGTGGAGCACGATGGTACCCGTCGGAGTCATGCCGGAAATCGAAATCTTGGCGCGGGGGCCTGAGACGGCGAAGTTCAAATCTAGACTGGAGACCAAGGGACACGGCCCCTTCCCGTGTACTAAGTTCGTCAGGCTCAGGTAACAGAAACCGTCCGGATGTTTTGACACCTGGAATCGCGCGGGAGCCCCGAACACATCGATCGCCGGCCGCCAATCTAAGTTCCTAGACCCCAAGGGGGGCGCCGGCCTGAGCCTCCCGGGTCGTGGTCCCAGTGACAGACGAGAGAGGGACTCGTCGAGTGTGATGAAGAAGGGTTCTGGTTTGCAAAGGTGCTCTTGAATGTCGGCATAACTCCGCCCTGAGGGTGTTTGTCGATGTTGGGTGGTGCCCCTGGTAGGAAAATTTCCAGGCGGCTCCACCACCCTATTTGATGGTTCACGGATTCCATGCCGGTCGGACACCTCAATGACCGGCACCCCAAAAGCAATCTCATTTTCGGGCAAAATTGCCCCCGACATCGACGCCGCCCGAACGGGTGTACGGGCTAGTGACCGGGTGGTAGGCCTCCCCTCCGCGGCCAAGGACACCAATGGTGACCCTGGC